TCTAATCCCTGTTCAGGAGTTGAGAACAACAAACGTGCATAGCCTTCGTAAAATTCTGGCTTCTTACCACCGCCCAATACATCAGCAAGCAATTTCCCACCTTCCTTAATGGGATTCTTCATCACTTGCATAGCCTTTTGAATTGCTCCAAGGCTTTCTTCCAATGCTTGTTCACGCTGAAGCAGCGGAGCAGTTGGAGACGTTGCAAGATATTCACGCTGACCTTTTAGAATTGTTTCTTCTACAGTCAGCGGTTCAATAATCTTGTCAAACTTATCACCTAATGCAGCCTTGAGTTTTGACCGCAATGCTGGTGAACCAACAAGATTACTAATTGGGTTTCTGTTATCCTTCGCATTCTCTACTGTGCGTTGTAAGTAAGAACGCACGCCAGATTCCCATTCATCCAGCTTGCCAGCAGTGGCGAAATCATCACGCAAACTTGCAATAGTATCTGCATCCAAAGCAAATACACGGCCAATAGTACCTGGCTTGTCAGGGCTTACGTTGGCAAGGAAGCCAATCTTGCTTTGCTCTTTAGCTGTAAGTCCCTTGCTCATTTTAGCAAAGGTTGACGTTGCTTCTTGGTATTCAGGGGATTCTTTACCAATAGCTTCCATCAGTGCTGTACGGGCATCTTTGACTTTGCCAGCAGTAAACTTGTTTCTTATAGCTCTGGCTTTACCTGAAAGGTATTGTTGCGCTTGGTGCAATACTTCAATGCTCGCATCTGGCTTATCCGCTAACTCTGGTAGCTCTTTGCGTACTGCTCTTATTGCTTGCTGGATTCGTGGATTGTTTGAAATAAGTTCTAAGCTTGCATCATTGGTAAGCTGTGGCGTGTTTTCAAATGCTGCTTCATATAAACCTTTAGTTGCTTTAGTTCGTGCAACACCAAGATCATCCAGAAGCGATTTAGCACCTTCAACAAGCTTGTTAGCTCCTGCTGTTACGTTACGTTCAGGGTTTATAGTATCAAGGCTTTGAGTAATACGATCAACTGCTTCTAATGCTCGCTCTTGAATTGCCTTCTTTGCGATTTCTGTAGAAGCTGGATAGTTAGCAACAAGCTTTGCTTCCTGAAACAATGAAGGAGATTGCACAGCTTCTGGAATGAATACTGGCTTGCCAAGTTCACCAGCCCTGATTAACGCTTGCTCTGCCGCTGGTACAGTTTCAGGGGCAGCTTCTGAAAGTATCTTTGCAAGCTGATATTCCTGTGGCGTAAATGCTTCTTTGCCAAGTCCAATAGCGCCTTTTTCAAGCGAACCAGTTGCTGCCGTTGTGTAAAATGGCTCTAGTAAATACTTAGAAGCAAATTGACCAGCCTTACCTAAAGCACCAGCCAAAGCTGCGCCTGTTCCTGCACCAATGGCACCACCAGCTATTCGCTCACCAGGTTGTGAAGCTCCTGCGCCAATTAAGCCACCTTGCGTTGCTCCAATTGCACTAAGCTGTGCAATGGTTGGAGCAGCCTTGCCAGTTGCTCCAAGCAACAAACGTGAAGCAAGCCCTGGTGCAGCAATACCAGCCCCAAGCACGCCAGTACCAACACCAGCTGCTATTTCACTACCAATAGCCAGTTCTGGCTGCGTAGCCATTACTTGCTGACGCATGGCAGCTTCTTTGGCTAGTTCGTCTTGATAAGAGCTACCCCCAAAAAGACTGCGCAAACCAGCTGCCGCTTCATCGCCCCAAGAAAAAGTCAAGCCTTGGGATGTTCCACTTAAAATGGCTGCAAGCCTATCGTATGTGTTTACTTTTGCCTGTGCTTCCTTAACAGCGGCTTCGTTCCTAGCAAACTCAGCAAGCTTTTCAGCTGGCACTTCTGGCGCTGTAAAGTTTTGAATTTGTTGAAACAACTCTTGTTCAGTAGCCATTACTTTGTACCGTAAATTACCGCCGCTTGTTGTTTGAGTTCTGCAATCTTAGCTGGATCCACTGTCACTTGAAGTTGTCGCAATATGCTTTGCAACTGTTCCTGCTTAGAAGGTTCACCAGCACCAGCAATTTCACCCCAAGGCTTGGCTTCTCCAAGATATGCAATATCCTTAGTTGGAAGTTTGCGTTCTTTAGCCAGTCCTTCGTAGTAGTTCTTGGTTGTCGTATACCGTTCAGCCTGTGCTTCATAAGCTCGCTGCGCAATACGCATGATGCCGTCACGGGTTTCTTTTACAAGTCCACCTTCACCGTTCAATGCTCTGGATAGTTCTCCCTTGAACTGGTCAGGAATGCTTTGACTTGACATAATAGCAGCTTGTTCGCCTTCTCTTACAGCCATACCTGGCTCAATGAGTTGCACCGCTCTTCTAACAAGCTCTTGCGTAGCTACTGAAGCTGGATCCTTTACTGCCTTGGCAACAACCTTTGAAGCGTTATCAATAAGCGAGAAGTTTTTAACTTCTGGAAGTGCGCTAAACTCTTTTCTAAGGTTATCAGCTTGCCCCATTTTATCTTCATTTAGCTTTTGCTGTGCAGCCAAAGCTTCACGTTCTGGCTTAGTAAGAACTTGATAAGCTTCTGGCTTTGTAAGCACATCACCAATGCCAGCACCTGTTGTATCCGTAGGTGAAGGTGGCGTTAAGCTTTGAAGCAATGTGCTTCTTCTAGCTGCTCTGTCTTTGTCAAATTGAGCCAAATCAGCATACGGAATGCCAAGTTCTTTAGCTCTGTTAATATCTGCTTCAAGTGGTGCAATTGCTTTAAGCTTTGCTTTTTCTTGCTCAATAAGCAGATTTTGCAGAGTGTTTTGCTTATTTAATGCTTGCGAAAGTGTTGCGAGCTTTCCACCAACACCACTACCTATTGCTTCGCTTGGAAGTGATTCAATAAATGCTGTTCGTGCTTCAGCTGTTGGCAATGCTTGAAGCTGATTTGCATACTTCGTTGCTTCAAGCCCCATATCAAAAGCATCTTTTCTAGCTTGATAGCCAAGTAAAGAAGCTACCAATGCGCCACCAAGCGTTACACCAAGGTTCTGCATGGGGCTTGCATAAGGATTAACAAGCTGTGGCAATGATTTTGCTACGGCATTTGCACCAATACCCCAACCAGTATCAGTTGGGGAAAACTGCAAGTTCCCAAGTGCATCTATTAGGGTGTTATCTGCCATATTACGAACCCATTAAGCGGTTGGTGAATGCTGCGCCAGCGCCTTGCGCAACACCTGTTGTTGCTGCCGTTGTCGGTGTTGTGGTGTTGCCTTGCTGACCAGAGCCATATCTGTTCATAATATATGCAGCTATTTCAGCGCCGTTGTTCCCACCGCCGCCGCCACCTTGTCTTTTCGCAAGTCTTTCTCTTTGCGCTCTATCAAGCTTTGCTTGCTCTTCTAGCCATTTACGCTGTTTCTCAGCTTCAGTGCCTGTAAACTGTAACTGTTGCCCTTGTCCGTAAATGTTTAAGTAAGGTGATGCTATTTGACTTGGCAATAATGCTGTGCCACTAGCTTGATTAAATATCTGTTGCTGATAGCCCTGAGCAGATTGCCATGCTGCATTCTGCGCATCCTGTCTTGCAGTGTTTTGCTGTTCTGCAAGCTGGCGAGTAAGAGCTTGATAGGCTGGCGAATTAGGATCCAACCCACGCTCTACAAGGCTTTGCTGTAGCTGTTCATTTTCTCTGGCAAATCGCTCTTGATTCTTTTGTTCAAACTGTCCGTAAATGCGGTTATAGGAATCTTGCATTGTTTGATTAAACTGTGGATTGTAATCCTGAACAAAAGTTTCAGGATTGAACTCACCAGCTTGTTTAGCGCCTGATTCAACCAAATCATTGATATTGGTGTTGATACGCTCTTCTGCTGTTGGTGCAGTGGGAGCCGCTGGCGTTGTAGGAGTTGGGGCAGCTTCCTTTTTAGCAAAAGGATTTTGAGCCGCTGCTACAAAAGGCTTCTTTTGGTTTGGCAAAACCTTGCCATAGCCGTCTACAAGGAAACCTTCCTTGTTGACCCACTTGCCTTTGTATTGCCAATTTCCACGCTTGCTAGTTTCTGGCAAGGATGGATCTTTTGCCATTGCACCTTTTTTATCTTTACTCTTTGCCATAGCTATACCTGCCCACCCATATCGTAACGTATCTCAAATCCTAGTATTTGCATTGTTGAGTTCTTTAGGGAACCACCAAACCTAACAGCAGCGCAATGCCCTTGTCCCTTAGTTGCATACCTATCAAAGACGTACTCCACTTCGGCTGACCACGGACTACCCCACGGGCTGCCCCAAGGGGTAAATAGACTACTGGTAGTTGAAATAGTTGTTACTGTTGCTTGTCGCCTGAAATCAGTATCCAAGCCAAGGTTTAGGGTAATGCCACGCTTTGCCTTAATAATTGGTCGAATATCCTTGAACGCTTTATAGTTAGAGCGTGACCCATAAAAGTTGAATGCAGTTCTTCCGCTATACTGAATAGCTTGGCTGTCAGTGCTGGTTGTCGCATCTGCCTGTCCCGTCTCACCCCGCCATACAATGCCAGTCGAAGATCCGTAATATGGCTTTTTATTGAATAGGCAGCTGGAAAAACAATGTTCATCGTTGAACAACTGGAAGATTGTCCAGCCTTTTGTATCAATGCTGTAAACTAGAAATCTGCAAGCATTTTGAGCAGTTGGGATGCTTATGTATACTCGTCTACCCTGCGGCCAAAAAAACCCAGTCCACTGATGGTCAAAAGGAATCAAAGCAGCATATTCAGAAATGAGCGGGTTTACCTTGTAGCTTACTATTTGCAACGCTGCTTCTGGATCGCTCAAGAATAAGCCAGAAATAGGCACAATGCCCTGCTCTGTCAGAATCCATACATCATTGTTAATTCTGATAAAAGCACGATAGCCAAGCGGTTTTCCAATATAGTATCTGGCAACAAGCCCCCATGTGGTTGGGTCGCCAGCATAAGTGCCGTTGTAGAAAACTATTTCACCTTCGCTGCTACATGCCCAAAAGTAATCCTGGCTGGTCATGCTGGTATTGGTGCTGAAACTTCCAATGCCGACTAAATAGCCACCACGAGTAAATACATACTGGAAATCAAAGCTTGTTAAAGCAGGAGTTCCGGTTGTTCCTACTACCTGTAAACCACCATACCAAACCTTTGCAGTGTTCTTTTCTACAAAGTAAAGCCGTTCTTTATAGGTAGTGACATTGATAAGATTAGCAAGAGAAACGCCAGTAAAGGTTAAGTCTTGGACGTTGCCAGTTCCGGTATACGCTTTGGCATTATCAACGCCATTGCACATGTAAAGATTGTTGGCATAGGTAACAGTTTGAAACTCGCCATTGGTTACAGTTGTTGCACCTTTGATTGAGCTGGCTGCCCCAAGAGTCGTAACGGAATAAATGTTGCTCCCCGTTGTTGCTATAAGCTGCGTGGTGGCATCTTTTAATTGAAGAGAAGCAAGGGTTACAATTGGCGTTGAAAGTCCAATATCTGCAAACTGTTCATATCCAAGTCTTACAGTTGGAGCCGCCGCACCTGGGAACACATTGACCAGTTCCAAGGCATAGCTTGGTTCCATATTATCAATGGGACTTACTAAGTCCAAGCCGTTGTAAGGCGGCGGCATTGTAAAACCTTGAAAGGCCATTATCCACGCTGCTTCTGAAGTAGCCCTGAAACCGTATTAGGTTGCTGTCGTTGCTGTTGCATCCTGTTAAATAGCTGCCCCATGTCTGGCGCTTGTCCTGGCGGGTATCTGTACATCAGATCCTGAATTGGTCCTTGTTGCCCTGGCGTAAAAGGCATGTACCCCGACTGCATCCCTTGTGGCATCTGTCCTGGCTTTTGCTGCATTTGCTGAAAGCGTGCCATTTGCTCTTGAAGCTGCATCGCCATATCTTGATTGCTCAATTGCCCGTTCTGTTGTCCAAACCAAGGATTTACGTCATTTGGAGAACCTGGACCGTTTCCTTGTCCAAGCCATTGTGGGTTGCCACCTCTATCCATGCCAATATTTCCAAGGCCAGCGCCAATGCCTTCAGTTACGCCTTGCTGCATCCCACCGCCAAATTGACCAGCTGCATCACCAGCAATTTGAGCTGCCATGTCACCAGCATTGTTTGGAGCGTATCCTTGCGCCCCTTGTTGAGCGCCTTGCAAAGCTGATGTAATTGACCTGCCTTTGCCAAATCCCATGCCAGCGCCTTGAGCTGCGCCTTGAATAGCTGACTGTATTGGAGCATTGCCACGGGGACGGCTTCCAGGAAGCTGTTGCCCACGAGAACCAACTAGCTGCCCTTGAGCGTTTCGATATACGCCAGGGGAAACACGCTTTAATTGCCCACCGCCTTGATTAAGCGATCCATTCTTATCCATTGCTGGCGGTTTAAGTGGGAGATACGACCCGCCACCTGTTCGCTGCTTTTCATAGTCTGGTATTGCTATGCTAACGTTACCAGGCTCTTTGCTCATTGCGGTTCGTCTTGCCATATAACCTACTTTTTCTGCATGTTTCTTTCTAAAAGTTCACGAACTGAAAGCTTCCCTTGTTGCTGAACAGGCTGTTCAGGTTGTGGCGCAGGTGCTGGCTGTTGTGGCAGCGGAGCTGGTCCTTTTGGTCCAACCTGTGGCGTGACACCAGAAGTCAGCTGACGAGCGCCACCAATGTAATAATCGTATTGATTTTGGTTAATACGGTTATCTTTCAATGCTTCATCCAAGCGAGCTTTGATCATGTCCAACGTAATGCCTTGCTGCTTGGCAAAGTGTTGTGCATTCTTAATTGCAGTGTTGGCATCGTCGCCAGCGTTGCTTACAGCTCCTTTGGCGTACCAGGCTGAAATATCAGAAGCCTTCTGACCCACAAAGCCATACGCCGTTGCCAATGCGTCTGTGAGCGGCACAGCGGCGTTCCACGCCTTTGGCTGCGCTTCCGCAATCTTATCAACGTTCTTCCATTTAAGGGTAGAGCCATCCTTGCCAAAGTCATACTTGCTACCATCAGCAAGCGTGCCTTGAAACTTATCATCCAGAACGCCGCCTTCTTGAAGAACGCCACGAATGTTATCCCGCATGAATTGTGCTTTGCCTTTTTTGCTGCCAGTCCAGGAACCCACCGCTCCAGCAAGTCCACCAACTGCCGCACCAATTGCAAGTCCAATAGGACCACCAACCGCACCTCCAATCATAGCTCCAGAAGAAGCTCCACCAAGAGCAGCGTTTCGTGTCCGTTGTGAGCCAGCAGCAGTGTCACCAATCATCTTGGCAGTTTGATA